GCAGACAAAATGGAAGATGCGGGTATCGACGTACCCGAAAGCCAGCGTGACCGCGATGTTCTTATGGATGTGTGGATGCTGGACGAAAAGATTATCCGGGCTAACGTTGCGCCATTCGGTGAGAACGTCCACGAAATGTACCACGCGTTTGTAGCCGAGGATGACGAGGAAGTAGGTATCACGGGTATTGGTATGCCCGAGAAACTGCGTGATACACAGCTAAAATTATGCTCTGTCGATCGCATGACGATGGACAACGCGGCGACGTCTGCAGGCCCCATCTTTGAGGTTAACGACGACCTTATAAAGCGCGGCCAAGATACCGATACGATTCACTCGTTCAAAGTTATTCACCGTGAGGGCACCGGTGCCGAAGCAGGATACCCCGCGGTACGCGACATAAACGTAGAGTCGCACATCCCAGAGCTCATTAGCCTTCGCCGCAAAATACAGGAGCAGATGGATGTTGAGTCCAACCTACCCTCGTTTTTGTTTGGTAACACAGAAGGGATGGGTGAGGCGTTCCGTACTACCAGCAATATGTCTATGCTGCAGGGCGGCGCTATGATGGTCACTAAGGACATTATCCGGTCGTTTGATCGCTGGATTGAGTCGGTGATTGGTAGCCTTTACCAATGGAACATGGAGTTCAACGACAAGGAAACCATCAAGGGCGACTTCCAGGTAATGGCACGCGGCACCAACTCACTAGTGGCGAAGGAGCTTCGCGGAATTGCCCTTGACCAGTTTATCCAGACTTTGGACGAAGACGAGAAGCAACTTCTCAAGCGCCGAGAGGTGCTGATAGACCGTCTTCAAGCAAGAGACCTGCCAGTAGACCGCGTTGTTAGTATTGAGCAAGCAGAGCAAATACTGGCTAACATCCAGCAGCGCAATGCGCAGGTGTCTCAGTCTGAAATTGCGAAAGACGACGCTCAGACCGCGGAGCGTACCGCCGGCGCGCAGCTCAAGAGTGCACAGGCCGCGGCGTTGACAGAGAAGACGCCCGTGCAGAACGCCGAAGCAATGGCTCGCATAGAGCAGGGCCAAAGCCAAACGCAGTTGCAACGAAGTAAGCAGGAGACGGAGGCGGTTAGTAAACTCATGGACGTGATACAGCGTGAAAAGGCCACCGCGTTATGAGTAATGAGCTGTGGGTAGAGGCGGCAAGAGCACTGCGTTCAAGCCAAGCTGCGGCACCATTACGCAAATTCCTAGAAGCGGAGTATGATAAGAGACGCGACCAGTTGGTCAGTAATAACGACGATGTTACCTGCGGTAGAGCACAAGAGTTGCGTAAGTTATTGAAAGATTTGTTTGAGCAGGAAATTGACACGCCGTAGTAATGTCATTATGTAGTTAAAAGGTGGAGACCCTTTATGGTGGATAAAGTAGAAGACACAGATAACAAAAACCCCGCGGAGAATTTTAACGAGGGGTTCCTTGAGGGCATCAGCGATAGCGATGTGACGGACGTTGATCCGCTCGACTTTGCTGATAAGCCTGAGTCCGCACCTGTTGTTAAAGCAGTTGTGGAGGACGAACAAGAAGACGTAGATGCTGAGGGAGAAGAAGATGCTCCCGCACCTGTTGCTGAAAAAGAAGAAAAGCCGAAGCCAGTAAAAGACCACACGGCTGAAATTGTGGAGATGCTGGACAAGCGTCTGCCCAAAGAGTCGCCATTACAGCCCGCACCCGCCGCGGTTGAGCAAAAGAAAGAACCAGAGCCTGTTAAGCCTGCGTTGACTGACGAGGAGACTAACCGCCTCAAGGAACTGAGCGGCGAGTGGAAAGACGTCAACGAGATGGTCGCCCTGCAAATGAAGACAGTTGCAGACACCGTTGCGAAAGAAGTTGCCCGGCAGGTAGCAGACATCAAAAAGGACTTCGAATCGCGCCTTCAACCCGTACAACAAAGTGTGGAGTTGTCTGCGGCTGAACGTTATGATAGGGCAGTTAAAGAGTTTCACCCAGAGGTCTACGACAAAACGCAGTCGAAAGCATTTGGGGATGAGCTGGTACAGTGGGTGAACAAGCAACCTAATTATTTGCAGCAAGCGTACTTACAAGCGTTTGACTCGCAAGACCCGCAAGACGCCATCGACTTAATTACCCGGTTTAAATCAGAGACTGGGAAAGACAAGCAAGAGCATGGGGAGTCGCAGACGGAAACGTCCGAAAGCTCCACTGAAAAGGTGTCAGATGAAGACAAGAGCAAGCGACTTCGGTTAATGAAGAAGCCGACCTCTCGTCAGACTAAAGGCGCTGAAAGTGACGACCCACTGGATTTTGAAGGTGGATTCAAAGAAATGGTACGGGAACAACAACGTGCCAAGTGATTTTTCATTTAGTGTGATTGAGGTGACGAGCAATGCCTACGACTTATTCTGATATTTCACCCCGCGTCGAGGGCAGAGCCGTCGCGGATTTACTGAAGCGGGCACTCCCCCTTCTGTGTATTGAGAAGTTTGCCCAGACCCGTGTGGTCCCTGGCAACGAGACCAAGACTCAGAAGTTTCGCCGCTATAACCCACTTCCCTTAGCGGATACCCCGCTGGTTGAGGGTGTTACGCCGGTCGGTAACACGCCCAGCGTGACGGACGTAGAAGCGGTACTTGAACAGTACGGCGACTTCGTGACTCTCACCGACGTAATTATGGACACTCACGAAGACCCTGTCTTCACAGAGATGCGCCAAGTCATCGCAGAGCAAGCTGCGCAGACTGTCGAGAAGGTGCGTTATGGTTACCTGAAAGCGGGTACCAACGTATTCTACGCCAATGGTTCAGCCCGGAATGCTGTTAACACTACGCTGGATTTGACTCTGCAGCGTAAAGTCATCCGTGGTTTCCGTCGTCAGAATGCTATGCCTTTTACCAGCGTATTGAAGTCAAGCGTTGTACAGGAAGCAGAAGCAGTCGAGCCGTCTTACATAGGCCTGGTTCACCCTGACCTCGAATTCGTTGTACGTGGCCTTGCGGGCTTTAAGCACGTGAAAGACTACGGCACCGGCACTATCTTCGAAGGCGAGATAGGCGCAGTAGAAAGCGTGCGTTACGTCATGTCCACCGTGTTCGAGTCCTTCTCCGACGCTGGTGGTGCAGTAGGTGGCAATATCTCTACAGTAGGTACTGCCTCCGATGTATACCCTGTGATCTACTTGACAGCCAACGCGTTCGCTACGCTTTCTTTGCGCGGACAGAACGCTATGAGCTTGATCGTTAAGAACCCAGGCAGCGGCGGCAGCACTGATCCCCTTAACCAACGTGGCACTATCGGTTGGAAGACCATGATGACCGCTGTGATCTTGCAGCAGTTGTGGATGGCTCGCGCTGAAGTCGCTGTACCTGAACTGTAAGTAGAGGCAGACTGATATGACTACGCAATACAATGCACGGGCGCTTAGCGCCCCGACTCTTGAGTCCATCACGGACGCAGCGCTGAAATTCCTCGTGGGCAACCGCGTAATGGCGTCTGCGGCAGTGGCGATCGGCTCTACCGCTTCACAGGTGGCTACAGGTGCCTTTACGTTTATGATTGGCGGTCAGATTTACTCTAAGACTGCTGTTACTGCAGGTACGGCGTTCACTGACGTGACACCGCAGCCAGCCAACACCACCGCGATGTACCTACTGGCGATCAACGCGGCTGGCACTATCACAATTATCAACGGTGAACCCACTCCGATTGTGGATGGTCAGCCTAGCGATTTGCGTGTACCTGCTTGTCCACTCGACCACGCCCCCTTGGGCGCCGTGAAAGTGGTAACCACGGCTGCATTCATACCAGCTACTACCCTGCTGTCAGCGGGTACGGTGACTGATACGTACTACAGCTTTGGTTGTGCACTGCGCACAGTCGTGGGTTAATAGAGTTGCTGGGGGCCTAGCGCCCCCTTGTTATAAAAGGAGCTTCCATGAACGACGATTTTGATGTGGTGTTAGGTGACGATACACCCGCGGAAAAAGGACCTTCTCGCACAAAACGAGAGGCAAAGCCCAAGGCTGAAAAGCGCCTAAAGATTATTATTGATGAGGTAGAAGGTCAGCCTAACTACGAAGTCGTAGGGGTTAACGGTGTTGTCTACCAAATTCAGCGTGGTATAGAGACTCTGGTCCCTGAGTCTGTGGTCCACGTCCTTCGCAACGCGATCGCTACCAAGTACGTAAAAGTACGTCGCGCTGATGGTTTTGAAGATTTGCAAAAGCGCAACCTGAGTTCCATCCCCTGGCGTTTGGTGGGGTAAATGGCTACCGCTGGAGACCTTCTTAAAGAGCTCAAGCATGTTCTGTATGAGAGCCCTTACGACGGTTTCTGGACGGACTCTATGCTCCTTGGCTATATGTCTGAGGGGCAGGATCGCTTTTGTGAAGACACAGGGTACTTCGTAGACCCTACGGCCTATAGTTTCCCTACAGTTGTTGACGTCCAGAGCTATGCAATTAGCCCCCGTATAATACGGGTTATGGACGTCTACGACGCGGGCCGCGCGCTGCGCCGATACGAGGAGCAGAGCAAAGACAGTTGGCAAGACCCGCCACTGATACAGTACCAACCTAACAATCAGCAGCTCCGTGGTTTCCAGACTGACTTTGCCCCAGGGTACGTCACGCTGTGGCCGGTGCCTGTAGATGTTAGAACGCTGACTATGCGCGTATGGCGTTACCCGTTAAAGCCGTTGTGCGAACAGGGCCTTAACACGGAAGTTGAGATACCTATACAGTTTGCCCGGGGCATCATTGAGTATGCTGCCTATAAGGCATACAGTCACCACGACCAAGAGCTGCAGGACACGCTGAAAGCCAGTGACCACTTTTCGGCTTACCAGTATTATGTGGACCGCGGGGAGGAATCTTTCCGTCGTCTGCGAGGGTCCGAAACACGCGTCGGTCCTTCGCCTGTTTACGTAGTCTAAGCTGTGCCTAGTCCCCGTGACGATGATGTCCTAACACTCCCCGGTTGGCCCGGCGGTATTAACAACCGTGCTCGGGAAACTGAGAACGTTAACATCGACAACCGCTTGCGCATCCCTGCAGGCGAGTTTTTGCGTGGCGCCGTTAATGTGGACTTGACCCAAAAGGGTAAGCCCTTACGTCGGCGTGGGTACGAGGAAGTGCAGGCGGGGTTTACTCATAGCCTATGGCGTGTGGGTGATGCACCGTTCGCGCTGGTAGTACAAGACGGCCACCTGTGCAAAGTCTCCCAAGCGGGACCTTTGGTAGAGCAGTTGCAGACGGTAGACTGGGGGCGACCTATGTCTTACACCACCGTTAACGACCGTGTGTACTTCAGCAACGG